TTAAACTGTTTCTTTGACAAGTTATGAGCGTCAATTGGTCGTGCAGAATCTTTATCAATTTCTCCATCAACTATTTCTGTTTCATAGAAAATGTTTTGATGAACCCAATAAGCCTTTTCTCCTACAATAGCAACAGTCACGACATACTTCTTTCTTAGTTTTTGAGATTGAGTCTGCATGTCATTCTGCTGAAGACGACTCATCTGATTTATTTTCGTTGAGTGTTTGAATGATTCTTTGAGAGTTGATTTTATAGACAAGAAAATCATGCTCAAGTTTACTACATTTGTTACGATAATACTCAACCATAGCCTGTAGAATTTGTTCATTCTCATTCATTATCTCTCCTTCTTTAGAAGTAAAGAATACATTGATTATTGTTCGTTGTCAAGTTTTTTGGTAAAGGAAAACGCAGAGTCTTGCCAAACATCTTTCTTGGCCTTGGCTCTCTCTACAATCTTCCTAGACCAAGAAAATCCTGCATCCCCGCCCCAGGCATCCCACATGATACGACCGTTAGATGGGTTGGAAGTATTGTAAAAATCCTTACCTTTCTTATCAACTTCATGTCGTGAAAAGAAAGAGTACATTCTTTTTACTGTAGACAAAGACATTGATCTTCCTGCGACAATATCGCTTGCTCTACCCCAGCCTACTGGTGTTCCCGCTCCCGTTGCTTTACCTTGCTCTTTCCATTTTAAAGCACGCCTTGCGGCAGCCTTCATTCCAGAAGTTGGTGTGTATGTTTCTTCTTTATAGAAGTCCATTGTTATTTTTCTTCTCCTCTAAAAAGATTAAGAGATATTGGAGACTTTCCACCTGTTGTTGCTCTCCTAGCCTGCTTTGGAGGATTGGCAAAGATGGAAGAAAGATCTGCTGGTACATCTGTCTTGTGAGCAGAATCTGAATCAATTGACTTGTTCTCCTTATCCTTGTATCCCTTTTGCTGCATCTCTTCGTCTTCCTCATCATCATGCATTGACTTCTCTTCTTCTTTCATGCTATGTGCCTTGGCCTCTTCTTTCATGTCATGATGAGCTTTGTTAATGGACTTTAGAATTTCCATTGCATCATTAATATCTTGGTTCATTGATTTACCTACCCTCCTTAAAGTACTCATTTTATGACCAACCACGGTGTCTGTTGGTTCTCCATTTCTGTAAACTCTGATTGCTACTGCTGGATCATCTGGAGTTCCAGTAATGGTAAAGTCTGAATTTGGAACATTGTATTTTCCATTACGAATAACTCTGGTTACCTTGCCACTTGCCCTACCGCCACTAGAATTCCAGGAAACCATGTCTCCGACTCTTACGCCTTCTGCCTTGCCAATTCTTTCCATCATGTCATCAACAAATTCCTGCATTTGATCTCTGTTCATAGTTGGTGTTTCCATTCCTGTATTTACTAGTCCATCTGGAATTGCAGCAAGTCTGCACTTTGCCTCTTCCTCTACGAGAAATGATACGAGCTTACAAGCGATAGTTCCGTTTTCTTGTTCAACATGAAATGAACAATTGCCACACTTTACTCCTATCGCTGCATCTTCATTTTCTGCAGCAGATTCATATCCAACCCATATACTTGATGCGCCCTGATCAAAGGGACCAAAATCTTCTGCAATACCAACGAGTGCATCGTGATATGCTTTCTCTTCTGGAGTGAGCATGTCATAAAGACGCTCTTCTTCATGCATTGATTTTGTTGTATCCATAAATTCCCTTTTCTTTTTCTTTTTAGGTCCAATGTATTGTGGGTATTTATTGGGGGTAGTTTCATTTGTTATAACATCTTTTTGAGCAGCCTCTGGCTCAGATGCATATAATGCTGCTAACTGTGCCCTTGCAGACGCTCTAGTTGTATGACAACCAGAAACTGAGCCGTCTGGTAGCTTTACTACTGCGTATCCAGAACAGCCACCATAATTGCGCCTAATTTCCCATGGCATAGGACAATTATATCATTGTTTCTCATTTTCATCAAAATATTTAGAAAAAATAGAAACTATAAAATACATTTGATTTCTTAACTTTTCATCCTCTATTGCCTCTATTTTGTTTATATCTGTACTATTTTTATTAAGTCCAATCATAGGCTCGCCATCTTCACCAAAAGTAACATCAATCATGTCTATACTCCATAGATCAAACACTGTGGCATTTAGCTCTTGTTGTTGCATTTTTGCAAGCTCTGGCATAAGATTTTGTGTTTCTTGTGACACAAGATACATTTCGTCACCAATACTTTCATCATATCCTAAGGGCTTTAGTATTCCCATTTTAATAAGGAATTCTATCAGGTCTTGCGCTTCTTTATCATAATTTGACATGTATATATTCTATCCTATTTTTGCATGTGGAATTGATTCATTTATACTTAATGCTGATACCGTTACATATTCTGAATATTCTTCAAGGCATGAAAGATTCTCTGCTCCGCTATAAGAGCATCCACTACCTAGTCCACCACGAATTTGATTAAGAATGTGTGCAACAGAACCCTTGTATGGAACAGTAGTAGATATACCTTCTGCTACCGAAACCTTTCCTGTGGCATCTTTTTGTGCAGAAGCACTCGCCATGCCACGGAAAGCTTTTACCTCTCTACCATCAGCATCTGTTAGTATTTCTCCTGGGGACTCATCTGTCCCAGCAAGCATTGATCCAATCATTACTGCATCAGCACCAGCAGCAAAAGACTTAACCATGTCTCCACTTGTTCTTATTCCTCCATCAGCAATGATGGAACATTCTTGAAATGTTTCTGCACAATCCATAATTGATTGTAATGTTGGAACTCCATGGCCACTAACCATTCTTGTAGTGCAGGCACTCCCTCCACCAATTCCTACGCGAACAGAGTCTGCTCCTGCTTCTGCCAACCTTAAAAATCCGTCTTTTGTAGAAACATTTCCAGCCATAATATGTGCATCTTTAAATGCGTTTCTAAGTTGTGCTACTGCCTTAGTAGCATAAGTACTATGACCGTTTGCAGTATCAACAAGAAAAACTCTTACTCCAACATTATATAAATGATCTGCCTGAGCAAGATATCCATTATTAGATGCAAGGGCAACACCAAATCTTATTTCTTTTTCTAAAAGGTTTTGAGACTTTAATATTTGTTCTTGATAAGACATATATCTATGAAGGATTCCTATACCGCCAGCATTATGCATAGCAATACACATTTCAGTGTCACAAACTGTATCCATAGGTGCTGCTATAACAGGCAATTCTAGATTAATTTTCTTTTTTTTATAACCTATACTCATTGACAAATTAACTTCGTGTCTTGAAGATATTGAGCTTTTTTGTGGAACAAGAAGAATATCATCAAAACACATTGCTTTGCCTACTTTTAACATTTTGTCTCCTATATTAGTTTGTAGTTAGAAAGATAATTTTTTATATCATCTGTCATTTGTGGTTTTTCTTTTTCTTCTATTAATTCTCTATTTCTATCTGCTTTAAATGAGGACCATGTGTGTACCTCTATTTCTCCAAAAGTATTTTTCTTGGAGTGAGAGATTGCATTATAAACAGATCCACACATTGCATCAGCCAAGTCCTTTGACTTCTTTCTTGGGTGATCGACCTTGTTATTTGACACGATTCTAAGTTCCAAAAGCTCTTCTAAGAGTATTTCAATATGTGGTGCAACAACCCGCTCTTCATAAAAAAGCATGGCAAGATCTTCATAGTGTTTCTTTGCTACTGAAAGAGTCTCTGTATTAATACCAACACTCTTTAGATCCCGCTGAATATCAAATGACTGCCAGCGGTCAAATGTAACTAGACCAAGATTAAATCCATTTCTTCTAAGATCAATAATCCAGTTTTTTACTTCAGATAAGTCTACTGGGCCTTCTCTACGAGGCTCCCACCAAGCAATCATATCTACAACAACAAATGGCACTACTTGAGTGTAGTCATTAAATGTTTGCACCTCTACCCATTTTTCAACATGGCTTAATGCTACTGCACACTTGTCATGTTTTTGTGCTAGGTCAGCATGTACAAAATAAGTTGTATCTGGGTTTGGTTTAAAACTAGGATCTATTCTTCTAAAAGTATCAAGCGGATTACGAATACTTAATGACTTTTCTATCTTATCCCGCGATTTAAAAAATGCATCTGAAGATACAGTAGGCATACAGGCAAAGCGCATCATTGCATCTGCTGGATCTGTATAAAATGCAAGCTTAAAGTCTTCAATGCTTCTTGTTGGGTTTACTTCCCATGTAGGTCTTTTAAGCGCATAAACTCCAGGGAACTTATAAGACTCTATTCTGTCTTCTTCCCATTCAATATCAAAGGTGTTTCCTGGATCATCTTCTGGCAAGGCAGGATTAAGAACAAAGGTATGCTTTTTAAATTCAGTTTCTTTTTCAGCAACAACGTCATCATATCTTTTAGAGATAAAGTCACCCTTGTAACGTGGGAATGAAAGAAGAACTACCTTTCCATAGTCGGGAAATCGTGAATCAACTGAGCCACGGAATGCTTTATAGATTGCTTCTCCTGTTTTTGCATTTTCATTGCCACTACTTGACTCTTGGGCAAAACCAGAAATCTCATCAAGGACAGCAAGCATAAGGTTTAGACCCTCATGGCTCTCTCTTTCTGAGTGACCAGAATATACTGTGACAGCCTTATCGAACTCAACATTGTCTACTTTAGCATCATACTTTCCAGCAAACCATGGAGATTTATCAATCTTGTTTTTGAATCCTTTAAAGAAAACATTCTTTGCTTGCTGTGCGTTTACAGCAATATTGATAATGTCAATAGCATCACCAGGGGGCTTACCAAAATATGCAGCAGGATCTTTTAAGCAAAGAAGCTTATAAACAAGATAAGCACAACCCACAGTAGAAGTGTGATCCTTACCTGATCCTTTGCCAAGTTGCAATATAACTTCTGACTTAGTATATTTCTTATAGTGTTCACTACCCTCTTCCTTTCCCATAAATCTTTGCAAATCTTTTTCTTTGTATATCTGACTCATGCACTCTACGAGAACATACTGATAGTGAGACAGTTCTGGCTGCCCTAAAAAGTCTGGGGACTTTACAAAGGTTTCTACATCTACTGGTTCTTCCTGAAATGGATTATCATCAAGAGCCTCCATGAAATCAGATAAATCAATTGTCAACTATGATCACTCCGTCAGTTGCTTCAGAAAGCTTTGACATAATTTCATTACGAATTTCTGGATATTTTGTAGCAACATCTTTAAGAATATTTATAAGAATTTGATGCTTTTCTTCCATACGAGCAAGTTCTTCTGCTACCTCTTTATTATCTAAAAGACCTGCACGATGAAGCATGTCAAGTCTTTTTGCTTCAATATCAGCAATAAGTTTGATTGATGTTGTCTTAGCATTAAGATTTGCTGTTTGATCTGCTGTGTCAATGACCTCATATGCCTTTTTAATTAAGCTGGAATAATGTTGATCTGCACCAGCCAATGCCTCTCTTGCTCTCGCATGAATGGCTTCATTATTTGCTGCCATTTTACGCCAGTCATTGAGCAATGACATTACACGGG